CAATCATTCCAAGTGTTGAGGCTGGCATTTGCGCAGCCCTACACATAAATGGAAATTTTAAATCCGCAGCAGCATTTACAGGGTTAGTCAATGTCACTTGAAAGAGTGACGGACGTGCGCCTCCTAATGCTAGTTGGGATTTGATTTCGTTAATATTAAAAGCCATTATGCTTTCTCCTTTTTACCTAACTATTTATATTAGAATTTGCCGACTACTTCAGAGAATTCAACTCCTGTACGAACCGCTACAAAGTTTAACTGTATAAAGTTAATTGCTCTAGCAGGCTTAATGTAGATATCTCCTACGAACCTGTTACTGTCAATTACTTCTCCAGTGTTATTTGTTTCGTCACATACAACTCTAAAGTCATGTATACCTCTTCTGCCTTGTATATCTCGTAAGAATGGTTCTACCATATTACGGAACTGTGCTCTAGTGAACTCATCATTAAATTCAAATAGAGTATACTTGGCTGCTGTTGATATTGCTTTTTCTAGAACAATGAATAATCTTCTTACATTGATTCTATCAAACGCACTTGGTTTTGCTAGTAGTGTTTTATCACCAAATAGCAATGTTCCTTGACCTGGTTGAGTTATAACAGGATTAACTTTAGCTTTGTAAAGTATATCTCTATCTGCTCTATCTGGATTGTATGGAAGTTTGATTACATTCTTCATCACACCTCTATTATATCCTGCAGGACTGAACCATGGGTCTCTTAAATCATCTGTTCTTACACAAAGACCAGCAGTGTCTCCATTCAATGGAATGTATCTGTAAACATCATTATACTTATCGTATTGATATTTCCATCCACTATCCATAACTGCATATGAACTTGGTGTTAATGAGTCTGCAAATGTTGTAACATCATTTGATTCTCCACCTTGATTGTTTACTACATCAGCCTTTTCAGGTGAGCAGAATACTACGCAGTCTTTTCTAACATCAGCAATATTATCTATTAGATAATTTGGCCATTGTTCACCATTAGTACCACCTCTGGATAAACCAGAAAGTATTAATGATACATCAACATCCGCTGGATTCTTGAATAGGTCAACAGCTGTTGCTAATTGTCCTATTGCAATTGAAGTTTCATTTGGATTAGTACCATCTGAACCAACTTTAAAGGATGATGTAAATGGTATTACAGCGTTAACATAATTGTTTAAGAGTGCACCTGTATTAGAATATGTTTGTGCAGCAGTATTAACATTAGATGTTGCTCTAATTTCAGTACCACCTATCCACAACCAATTAGATTGGTTATCGATAACATCTTTGTAGTAAATTGATTCACCACTTTCGTTCTTAGCATCAGAAGCTCTTGAAAGACCTTCATATACTTCTAAGATACTACCTTTAAGACCTGTGATATCTCCATCTTCATCTGTTACAACTATATGTAATTCATCATTAGCAGTATTGTTTGCTACGTTATTAGAATATTCAGATTGACTTGGAGCTTTATCCACATTATCTTTATATTCCCAGAAACGTGTAATACCACCTGAGTTAATACTATCACCAACACTATTGTTACAACTCCAGTTACTTGATAGTCTGAATTTTTGATCTATAGTAAATGATACGTTAGCTAAGAATGTTGTATCTGTAGAATATGTTGCTCCAGCTTGTACAGCACTCTTTGCTGTAATCTTAACTGTTTGATAACCAATAGATGAGTTACCTAAACGTACTTGGTCACCAACTGTGAATACTGTTTGTGCAGTAGTCATAGATAAGTTAGCACCAACTCTAATAACGTGAGTTGCCTGACCAGAACTATCTGTTCCTGATTCAGTACCTGATTGACTGAATAGTAATGTAGTACTACCTACAGCAATGTTAGCTACAAAGCCAGTATTAGATGTACTAACATCCATTGAACTGTTTGTTACACCAGTAAATGTACTTTCAAATGCTAATGCACTATCGCATACACTAACTTTTAAACTATTACCTAGAGCTCCTGGATACTTTGCTATGAAAGATGACAGAGCAGCTGTAGATGATAATGTTAGACCGTCGTGATGTTCTGAGTTTTTAATTAAATCTGAATGTGAAGCTGTTCCGCCTACAGGTGTAGTTGCTTGTGTTTGTAGTACTGTTGCATTTAATGCATCAGCTGGAATAGCTCTTGCTACATATAACTTATTGCCGTAGCCTAAGAAATTTGCAGCTGTAAAATATGTAGTAAAGTTAGTTGAATCGGGTTCGCCAAAAGTCGCAGCTAACTCTTCTTCAGAAGATATTAAGTTACGCTCTTCAGCAGGCCCCCATCTGAACCAACCGGCTATAGCACCTTCTGTGGTAGACACTGCAGGTATAATACCTGTCAGATCTATCTCTGAGACGTTTACGCCTGGACTGACTTGAAATCCCATGTTTCTCTCTCCTTATGGATGTTTTGATCTTCAAAATTTATTTGAACTTCTTGTATTTATTTATAAGAACCATGGGCTCGAGAATAAAGTTTACCACAGTCCATGTGTATCATTATCATCCCATTCGGAATGAGTCAGCAATGTATCACCGTGCATGAACTCATCCTTTTCTTTATCATTAAAGGTACCATCATTTACAAAACCAAATGGTAGCACGTCTTCTTCTAATGCTTTCTCATTATCACTATGTAATTGCTTACGAATGTCTATGTTTGTTAACTCTTTAAAGTATTCTTGATTAGATAACCATGCAAATAGTACTAAACACATTACTAAGTCATCATTATAACCTTCTTCAGCTTGGAAGCTAGTACCTTTTACAGAGAAAGCTGTCAGTTCTTGTAGGATATCAAAGTCATTTATCTCCATCTTATCGTTTTCAATGATAGTTTTTAATGATGAACACCCAACTCTTTTCAATTGCTTAGTAGTTCTTACACCCATTTGTTGTGTGCCTCCACCAAAACCAGCATTAACTATCTGTCCTGATCTACCTCTCCACTGTGCTGTCATTATATTTTCGTACTCTAAATCGTGATGTAATATGTCAGCTACTTGTTGACCTATGTCGTTTATCTCTATTAAACAATATGCATCATTGTATCTACGTGCAGCTTGAATAATAATATTAGGATATAACATAGGACTTATTACATTATTTCTATATGTTGCTACTACTTGATACGGTACAACGCTACAATCCATAACAACAAAAGCTGAATAATCATTACCTACACCTCTTGATACATCTACACATATAGTATAGACATGGTTTGGCTCAGGCTCTTTAAATATTTTTGTACTCTCAGCTCTATATAATGGTTCATGAAATACCATTGCCCCTAACTTAGTAGGTGATATAAGTGTGTTAGATGAACCCATGAACTCACATTCAAACTCTTGTCGGAACTGATCAACACTGGTGTTCTCTATTGTTTGTTTCTTCCACTCTTCATCTCTACCTGGTACATCAGACCAATGAACTTCAATAGCTTCATACTCATTCCTGTGTTCAATAGCATCTGTCCATATTTTATAGAATAGATTCATACCTTTAGGAGTAGATGTTATCATAACTCTCGTAGTATTACCAGATGATATTGTAGGATAAGTTGATGCAAAGAAGTCTTCTTGTTGATGTGCAGGTACGAATGCAAACTCATCTAAGTATATTAAATTAAATGAACCACCACGAACAGAACCAGATGATGTGGAACCAGCTAATATCTTAGAACCATTCTCAAGTTCTATGTTACCTTTGTTCCACTCTACTATACCTTGCTGCATCCAAAAAGGTAAATGTTCAAAACCTAATTGTATTCTATGTAAGATCTCTCTAGCAGTTGCAGCCTTATTAGCTAGCACAGCTACATTAAATGATTCATTGAATAAAGCAAAATGCAATATAAGAGCAGTCATAACAGTAGTCTTACCAGACTGTCTAGGCATCTTACATATAGTAAAACGATTACCTTGTACACTGTTAAGTATTTTTTCTTGGAAATCAAATGTAGTGAAGTTGACTAAACCTTCATCTACATTAACAATTTTCATATATTGATTACAAAAGTAATGTATATCATTAGCACACTTAGCTAACTCTTCCACTTGTTCAGCAGTATAGTCTACCTTTACATTAGCTTTTTTTAGTCTTGGATTACCAAGATAGATATCATTCTTTGTTAACAAGTCCGCTTGCCTTTAATTTTAATCTATTAGCTAGATGCTCTTCTGCTATGTCATCTTTACTTTGACCATGGTATGCGACACCGTGACCTTCACTAATCATTATTTCTGAAGAACCAGCCCAGCGATCTTCTGCAGCAAAGTAACAAATGACCTCACCAAGTATTCTACCATACTTACCACGCTCGTCGTTATATGTTTTTAATACTTTAGCATCTGCAAGTAGAGTAGTAAGTCTTTGTTTAGCTAGAAGACCATAAACTTTTTCTTCATCATCTGATGTCCTAGACTCTGGAGTGTCAATACCCATCATTCTAATACGTTGCTTCTTTAACCATACACCAAAACCTAGATCAATGTCAACATCTATTGTGTCCCCATCTACGATTTTTCTTAATTTAAAATTGTACTCAAACATTATTTCTTTAACCTTTCTATTGCTTTGGCATTCTCATTTATTTTATCATTCTGACCTACGTCTATTAGGTCCTGTAACTTGCGAGCTTTTTCTTGAGGTGAATCAAGATGTAGTTCTCTATTAATTATTTTTTCTAATTTTAAATTTTCTATTTTAGTATTAGGAACATACCTCCATGTGTACCCAGCATCTGAGTATACACCAAAAACTGTTTCTGTTATTCCTACTTTAACTATAACAGCTGGCTTACCGTCTAATATTACATGGTCACTTTCATTGAATGCTTTGTTCATTCTAAACTTCATACCTTTAACTAAAGACGTCACCCATTCTTTTATCCACAGGGTAGCTATTAAAGATATCAATAAAGCTATCCACGGTACTAAGAACAGTGTGAAGTCCATTGATGCTTCATCTATCATAGCTTTTTGTTTCCCTTGCTTTTTAAAACATTTCTAGCACTACCACCTATTAATTTTGTTAGCTCAGATGTATTACCTACAAATAAATTATTAGTTACATTGCCAGTTTTTAAAGCATCCTCTGCAAATAAATCCTTTGCTTTCCTCTGTAGGTCTACTAAGTCTCTATTGGTATCTGATACTACTTTAATTATCTGACCAGCTACTTCATATGCTCTAGGTGATTGACTTTGGCTAGCCAGATCAAGTATTCCATCTAAAGCATCTCTACCTCTTTCAATAAGATGGTATAAGTTCTCTCTGGAATATTTTAAATCTCTTTCAGACTGACCCGCTGTATCATCTACCTCTACTACAGCTTGAACAGGTTTAGGTTCATCTATTAATGGTTCTAAGTCTAATGATTTTGCTATTGGATCTTCTTTAGGCACTTGTGTTTGCACTGAACCACTCCTCAAAATTATGTATGTATCCGTAATCATCATCTTCATCTATAGAACCTATGCCTACTGAAAGTGATGCGTTGGATGTTGGACTACCGTTTGCTAATAGACCTGGTGTTGTTGTTGTCCTACTATGTATGTAGTATCCTGGTTGAGAGGAGTCTGTCACATTGACATTTGCAAATACTGTATTAGATGGATGTTCATTTGCATATACAGCAGATGTGTCCACATGTGTCATAACATTAGCAGTTTTAATAATACCAGATTTTCTTACGGGTCCCCATAGATAACCTTTGAGTGTAAAGTTTATTGTATGAATTAATGCTCGTCTAGTTTCAAAGTCACCTTCGTATGTGTCTTGCATAGATACTCCATTCAATACAATTGGTATGTCTTGCTTCCAATTCATCTCTGGAACTAAATTCATAGTTACTGACCACTCTGGTGTAAAGAATGGTAGTATCTGTTCTAATATTTTTGTAGAGTCTTCTGCGTATCTTGTGTATATGTTTAATTCAAAACCTATATCATATGCTACAGGACTATAAGCTGCATACAATTTTGTTTTATCATCTGCAAATGCAGATACATTTCTATGAATTTTATTTAATTTTCTTTCTGGAGCATAGTTAATAGATGTCATTTCAAAAGACATACGTGGTAATACCATACCAACTTTCTTTGAAAGATCAGGATCAGCATTTATTCTTGCTAATGCTTTCTCTCTAGGTGCATATGCTAATGGTACTTTAATGTCTTGCAAGATGTTGCCGTTAGCATCTTTCCTCTGTACTATGACATCATTGAACAGTGTTCCAAAAACAATTACATATTTACGTATGTGTTGATGATAAAAATTATGTCCTAACATTAAAAGGTCCCACCTTCACTGAACGGATCTCCATCACTAAAGTCTAATATTGCATCCGCATCTGTTTCAATTTGTATATTATCTGAGTTACTTACTGTATCGTAATCTAATGTTGCTTCTGTACTACCATCACTTCTATCTTCATCCTCTGTCATTAGTCGTACACCCTCTTGTGTATATATTGGTGTTATACCATCTTCACTCATAAGCTGCGTATCAAGATATATGTCTGTGCTAAAGCTAGTTTCAACAACATCAACTTCAGCAAAGCCTGTGTTAATTCTTTCACCACTATACTCAAATAACTCACAAGTGATATCATAGAATTGTAATGAACCCATTTGATAGAATGTTGGCTCATGTTCTACAAATTTAATTGAATATATTTTTTTGTTCAATGGAAGAAAAATTAAGTCACCTTCTCTTGGTCTAGTAAGACCTTGATCAGCTTCAATAGATTCACTAAATGCTCTACGAGCAATAGAAAAAGTAATCCTGTCTCTAATTTCAAGACCAAACTTACCTAAGAAGTCACCTTCTCCTTCAAAGCCATCTACGTTTTTAACGTACACTTCACATTGAGAGTATGTACTATAATGTTTCTTATTGTTTTCATTAAGTATATCATCAGTACCGTCTTCTGTGTATGCCATGTAACCAACATCAATGCCATAAATCTTTATTGATTCATAGACAAGATCGTTGATTAAGTTTTGCTCATCTGGACTTGCAAAGTTATTGAAGAACAGATTAGTACCTCTAGCCATTTAATTATCCAGTCATGTCATGAACAGGAAGAGAGTAACTAGAAATCATTTCTTCTTCTAGTTTAGTTTTTTCTTCCAATCCTTGTTGTAGAATTTGTTCTCCGTTGAATTGAACTCCACCTGGTAATTGCATACCAATAAATTTAGTTAGGTTGTTACCCCACTGTATTCTAAACAATGCTGATGCATATCTTTGTAACCATCTATCATTATACACATCTGTATATGTATCTGGGTCTACTTTCTGATAACCTTTAGCTACTATAAAGTGACCTGCAGTTACTTTACCCCAGTCCATATCAATCCATAATTTATTAACATGTCTGTTATATCTGATAGGTTGTTTACCAACAAGCATCTCTTCTATATGTCTTAGGTTCATCATATTCATAAAGTATGGTACAAGATCCATTCTTGATAGATCGTACATATCATTCAATGCTATTTGATATCTAACATTAAATAAATTATTAGTACTTGTTGAATCACCTATATCAAATATATCAACTATACCTATGTAGTCATTAGCAATTGTTATATACTCATTAGATATATCGGTAGCTGTTATCTCATGTTTTAAAAACATGTCTTGTGTTCCATCAAAGTGATAATCTTGATAAAACATTAGAGCCTCATCAATACGATCATCCATTTGATCATCATCAATATTAATTTCTATTACAGGCTTACCTAATCTTCGTAATATATATTCTTTGAATGTTGCTTTACTATTTGGTGCTGCCATTTGTTATCCCCAAATCTTTGTGCCACTAGAATTATATATCTCTAGTTTATTACCACTGCTGTCTTTTAGAGAACCTCTAAAATTAACATTATATAGATTGGCTGTTGATGTACTTGTCATTGTTATGTTTGCTTCTGTGTTCATTGTTGCTTTAACTGTATGTATAGTAAGATTAGCAACATTTATTTCATTAATAAAAGATGTACTGTTTGCAACAAGAGCTTGGTTTGCTGTTAACGTACCTGGTGTTCTTATTCCACCAATAGATACAAGATTAGATGTGTTACCATCTTGTCTACCTATACTTATTGTTTGACTATTAGAGGACCAAGCTAGCTCTCCAAACTCTAATGCTGTTGGTGTAGCAGTGTTTGCTGATCTTTTGATCTGAATTGTACCAGCCATTAAAATGTTCCTCCTTCTAAATTTCTCTCAGTTGCTTTATATGTATCATCAGATTTATTATATCTTAATACAAATGTGTTTGCATTATTAGTAAGACTTATGTCAGCCATATCGTCTACAATTTCTGCTTTACGTGTTAATACTTTTGAACTGATACCAGATGTAGCTGTTATGGATCCTGCAATGTTAGCTGTGTTCAAAATGTTCCTCCATCTGCATCTGGTTTTTGTAGTAGGTATTGATCTCTATCAGCATTATACACTAATATATTATTATTTGCTCTACTAACTTCTTTAACATCATCCATACCATCTAGTCTAGGTTGTGTACCTCCAGCTCCTGTTTGAGCTATTCTTACAGCAAGTCTAGTTTGGTTTGTTAGTATAGCATTGTTAGTTGTTATTGCCATTGCTACCTCGTTACATTTGGATTAACTGTTACTAAACCTTCTACCACTCTTGATACAACAGAGCCACCTGATGTTACTTTAACATCATATACATATCTACCAGAATCCATAGAAGCTGTATTAGCTGCATTCAAAGCTAGTGTCAACTGTCCATTGGTACCACCGTTTGTAATTGAGAATGTTTTTGTAATTGCGGATGATGTATGATGTTTTCTTATCATTGCGTTTGCTGAGTAGCCTGTCAAGTTAACAACCTCTCCTGTGTCTTCTGTTACAGTTACAACTGTACTAAATGTAGTTCCTTGATCAATAATAATATCAGCTCTTGCAGACATAGATAAACTCCCTTATATGTATTATATATATTTATAAGAAAGGATTATACGTGTCTTGATCTAAACTCTGGAAAATTTTTATGAGATTTTTTAGCAACATTTATTAGTGCATACTTCATAATATGCAACTCCTGTCTGTCCTGACTTGAATCTATACCTACCCAATCCACTCTGTAGTTACTTATACAATACATAATATACCATACATCTGTAAAGTCTTTTAAAATAGGACACGCTGAACCTTTATATTTTAATGCTCTTTCGTATCCTTTTATTCTATGTTCTTCTGTTAATCCTTCATACAATTCTTTTATTATAGGTTTAATTAAACCAAATTCAGAATCATCTAGCTTACCATCATTATCAAACATCTGAAGAAACAACTGTTGGCCAAACAACAACATAGTGAAACCATATACTTTTTCATTTATTTCAAACTTCATTTTTATAATTCCTTAATCATAGAGGTATCAGAAATAATAGCATAATTATTATTCATTTGATTTGGGGAATAGCCTGTTAATTTTATTCCTGGTTTTGAAAATAATTTAATCTGCAAATCATTAAACAATTTAATAGCACCACCAAATCCATACTTAGCTACCAACCAATCTGTAGAAAAAATATTAGATACATGAAATAATGTTTTACCATGGAAGTGTTTAATTATATTATCTGGTTGTTTTATAACATCTGCTTGCATAAATGATGTGTCAGTATTTCGAAACATTGTAACATATTTCCAAAATTGTTTTTCTCCACCAAAATATTCTAAAGTTCTTCTGAAACTTTTCATAAATGCTGGATTAATATTTTTATTATCCTGAAGTATATTTTTGTTATTGATGCCATACCATGTTAAATATTTCCAATCTTTAAATGTACGTATTAGTTCGACTATATCTGTTGCTTGTGAGTTTTTGATATGCTGAATCCAATCCAATGCTTTTATATTCCAATCATAAAAAATTATATTACCATTGTTTTTTAATGCGTTGGAATGAAAACAATCTAACCATTTAAAACCACTTGCTGGTAAAGCTATATTATCATAGTCATCACCATTGTTTTGTATATACATATCTTCACTGTTAAGTATCCATATTTGATCTTGTACACCATGGACTATTATATTTAAAAATTGTTGGTGGCCACCAATCATTTTCTGATACTCTTCTTCTGAGGGTTGGTAGTCATTTTTAATTACATCCCAAAGTAATTGTTCTCCGTGGGTCAAAGAAGCTGCATTTCCTTCTGGGTAATAATAGGTACGCTGAAGTCTTATTTTAAGGTTCCAATTAATTATTTCACAACCAAATCTAAGACCAGTATCTATTAGGTTCCAACCAGGGCATGAATAATGCTGTACCTTTCTCATACCACTGTCCTTGATCCAGAGAGGGGTATAATTATCATGGAAGTTTTCTTCACTGCGTTCTATGACGGGAAGTTCTTTTTCTCCTTCAGTAAAAGTTCCAAATTCTGGACGTCCAATTTCTTTCCATGTCTTACTATTAATTAAAACAAATTGTTCATGTAATTCATACCAACGATTTTGCCATGTCCAATCTAATATATGAGCAGCTGCCAGATAATCCGGATGGGCTTCTATTTCAGTTGCAATGTCATTAATAATACTTCCACTGAATAATCTTACACCGGCAGCCATAAATAATATATGATCATACCTATCTGCTAATTTTTTTAATCCTTCATCAATTGACTTTGCTTGAACAACATGAAGTTTGGTAGACTGTGTTGTTAACCAACCTGCATAGAAGGCTGTATATTCTCTCATATGATCAGTCAATTCTTCATGCTTACATGCACTGTGTTGATGTATACATATACATAAATTTATATTATTATTAAATCGTCTTTGAGGTACGTTCATTTACCTATCACCATTATTCTCTTATGCTCATATATTATTTTTGAACCAGCATATTTAATATCTGTTAACCCTGCTTGCTCTATCAGCTCTCCTTGGTTCATAGCACAATTGATATGTAACCATTTAACATTACTATTATCGTTACTTTGAAATACAAATAGTTTATCATTATAATTTTTTGTAATGTACTTCATATCCATCATATGCTCACAGGATGTGTTAATAATTACTTCACCTTTATAATCAATATCATCAAATACAACATCTTTTGTATGTACATTTACTTTAGGATAATCATTCCATATATGTTTTGCAATGTCTGTTGTATACTCATCCACATCATATAGATCAATATCTATCTCACCAAAGGTTTCATATAAAAATGGTACAGCAACTAATCCATACCAACTAGCTAATATTGATATGTGTTTAACATCAGGTTTAACTTTTTTTAATTGATGACAAAGCCATTCCTTACTTTCAATCTGAGTATCAAATACTGCTTCTGAATAATCTTTGTATTTGTATATGTGGTTATCAGCTACGTAGCCTAATCCTTTAGCCCATAACTTTTGAACTTTGCCATAGTCCATCTAACACCTCTTTTCTATTTTGTGCATCATCAAATATGCATACTGGTAATTGTCTTAATTTATTTTGTTCTATATCTAATGGATACATACAACCATGTTTAAATGAATAAGCTAACCCAGGTTGAAAGAATTGCATGCTACTCATATGTCTCCTGTACAACCATGGATCTAACCCATAGAAACTCTTGTACATTCGATCTATATGGTCATGGCACTCTTTCCACATAGGCTCACAATTATGATCATTAATAACCATTATAGATGAGTTAACATTACACATATGTATTTTTTTTGCTATACCATCACTGAACCATGCTGTTTTAAGAATGTTTAGTTTATCAGGATGAGAGGTTTCTAGGAACTTATCTAATGGTGTATGTATGTAACAATCTAAATCTAAGTAGATAGTAGGCTCATTAAAAAGACCTGGTTCAAATAACTTTATCTTGTTCCACCACTTACGTTCTTTAAAGCTATCAGTAATTTTTATTATCTGTATGTCTTTATGTAACCCTTCTGGGTCATCTGTCATACAATAGTATACACAATCTTTATGGAAGGTCAACAGTTGTTTATATAACTGGTTGACATATTCAACACCATATAGTTTACCAACCTTTACAGATACAACTTGCATAAGTCAGCCTCCCAACCTTTTTTTATATCTAAAGGATCAGGTTCATGGTCTTCCATAAAAACACAGACCTCATGATCTGATCTATACTTTCCTTTTTGTTGATCAGGATACTTTGCACCTCTACTATGTGAGTATACAGTACCTTCAGGATATGTATTAATCTTATCTCTATGGCATCTCCATAAATATGCATCACTACTATACAAAGAACCTTTTGCTCTGTCATAATAATTTACAAAGTGATCCCATATTTCTTTTGTTACTGGTGATGTGTTGTCCACATAAATTAAACTAGCATTGAATCCCATAGTAAGAAAATAATTACCACTATGCATTCCTAAATGATAATTAGCATTCCAATCTGTTTTTATTATTGCTGGAGGGGTTGTTTGAATTACTCTGTCCAGTCTATTTAAAAATAAGTTATCTAGATCTGTAAATAATATCTTACCTTCTATACCACATAACTTAGGAGCAAACAAAGACATTTTAATTGCATCCCAAAACCACCATTGCTTCATTGATAGTATATCATCCCATAACCATTTCTCTGTACATTCAACAGGTATAATGTCTTTATCTAAACCAGTAGGATCATCAGTCATACAATATGAATTAAACTCACAAGGCATGTGACGTTTGGCCATTCTATGAATTAGGTTAGGATACTCAGCTGCAAACTTATCACCCCACTTAATTGTCATTAAGTTAATCTTTTCCTGGACCATTCAGTAACCTTATATAATAATTATCTCTTTTAATGTTGCTCTTTTTATCTCTAGGAAAGAATTCAGAACCAACATCTGCTCCATAGTACTGTGAATAACATATACCTCTTGGAAGAGCTTTCAACTTATCTAATTGTTTGTGTCCTAGATAATCATCATTACCTCTATACTCTAACAAGTATCGTTGATCATCATCTTTAAAGTCATCCCATATACTTGTTAATGTATGGCCTTGCCAACCCATCACAGATGAATTAAACATAGATGGATATTTCATATCAGGATCGTCTTGTAATTCTTTAGGTTGAGCACTCCGGTCTAACCAATCAATTGGCTTCCAATAACAAAATACAGATGTTAGAAGACCAGGTGATATGTACTTATCAATATCTGATATGTCTCTATGGAATGTGGTATCTAAATCAAAGTATAGATTAGTACCTTCTTTATCTATATCAGGATGGAACAGTAACATTTTATTCCACCAACCATCATACTTAAATTTAGATATATCAACAATTTTAATTTCAGGATGGTTAACAGTTGTAAAGTTTGTTAGTAAATAAAACTTAAATGGCTTCTTGTAGTAATTCTTACATTGCCAAAAGATGTCCCACACATGAGCATCTTTATACTTTTCTTTGACTGTGGCTTTCTCTGGTATTGTCTTTACAACAAATATGTTATTCATAATAATATTTTCTTTTAATTGTTAGCCACTCATCTATTTGTTTATCAGGTTGTTCATCTCTATGCATTAGTGTTAACGTATCAACTCTTTTGCTACATATGATATGAAGCAGTGTGTGATGATCTTGGAGGAAGAACTTTTCAATCATACCATCTCTGCCATGATTAACATATCGTATGTTAGATTTTCTAACTATATGCTCTCTTAACTTAGCATCATAATCAAAAGGTATACGTTCATTTAATTCAGCTCTAAATTTAAATACATTATCATAACCTTGATATGTATCATTATATGTTGTGACAAGATAGTTTTTCCAACCTCGATTGTTCACCACTTGTCTATAATAATCCATAATACTACCACGACAAGGTATAAAATATTCAGGTAACTCTACTCCTGCTGTGTTGTTTGGCATTATGAATACGTAGCTCCCTTAGGTAACATAGTTTTATCAAATGGTGCTAGTGGCCACACTAATGCTTTGCCGGCAATATCTTCTACCATATTTTTCCATATCTCTTCATTGTATACAACATACCCTAAAGTCATTCTTGGCTCACCACCATAAGCACTATGCCACATAATCTTATCTTCTTCTTCCTTCTTACCATAATAGCCAGTCTTCATATGCCATCCTGGTACATCAGGTATATGTACTAAGTTCTTTTCAATAGGTTTATTAATCTTGCCTTTAGAACCTTCAGGATTAATATGTCTCCAGAAACCATTACCAGTTTCTGTAAATGTAAATAGAACATTGTACCCTGGTACATTCCAATTGTTGTGCCATGCAATGTATCCATCTTTTGGATACCACATCTTCAATGCACAAAATCTTATACCAAGCAATGCACCCAACTCGTTATCAAGCCACTGGTTCTTTTCTTGTATTACTTTTGCTAATGATAAATCTTTAATGTGATCATTCTTGACCCATGTAGCTATCTGATTAAAATCGTAACCATGTGAGTCAGGTGGAAAGCCATCATGCGTATCATGCTCCATAGAGTTTAAACATTCAATGCTTGTTGCATACAATGATCTGTTTTCTCTAAAGAACTTTCCTTTTCGTGTCATGAGTGTTGACATGTCTAAGCCCCAGACAAATGTTTTCCACTCATTTAATAATTTTAAAATCTCCGATTGTATCTCGTATACCGGGGTCATTGTATGTGCTCCTATCTACTAAGTCATTTGGTATTGTGTAATGCCAGAATACTGGCTCTTCGTTATTTTTTAATTCAACCTCAGGTCTATACCCTTTGATATAGTTCCACTTAGAATGAATTTCTTTTATTTTTACACCGTAGTCTGTTTTGTAGTTAGTATTAAAAAAAGCAAATGTATCCCAATACCATAACGTGTGAGGGAAATCGTAAGGCCAGTTCTTTCTAGGATTAGATTCAATCTGAGTCCTATAATTTTTATACCACATATCTAGCATCTTAAATGTACGATTGTTCTTTTTATAAACAAACATACCACAGTGCCACTTCATACGCCAACAACCTTCAGGACCTTTAAAGTCCCACTCATGAACTTTTGCTGTCTTAATAAGTTCTTTATGTTCTGGCTTATAATGAGTTAATTCTTCATCACGAGTTATATAAACTACTTTTGCATTGTACGGTCTATTGCATGTCATTGCCATGTCATGCTCGTCATCTATTTCGTCAAACATATGCCTGACGTCTTGGTGCTGACAATATATATCTGCATCAATATATGCTGTTATATCATAAGGAGTTTTTGTTAGTGCCCAGAGCTTAGCTCGGACATGGACTGGCACTTCCAAATGAACATGATCAAATAAATGTCTATGTTCTTCTTGGAACCAATCTTTATGTGTATAGATAGCTATCTTTGCTTCAGGATAAAAATCTTTAATTGAATCAGCACACATAACAGCTGCATCATAATAAGGTTTAGAAAATGAAGCAACTAACATAAATCCTTTAGTCTGTTGCTGGTTTTCCATTCATACTCTCCAATGCTATAATTGCGCCTACGTAAGCGGTCAGTTCCATAATACTTTTTGATCTTCTAATTTTAGATTTCATATCTCTATTAGTTGTATTACGAATCACATCCATTTCAAAAGCATCTATCTTAGCTTGGAACAACTTCTCTTGATCCATTTTATGCTGACGATCCTTATCACCTACTTCTTCTTTTTTTCTCATCTTATCAAGACGATCAATTTCTTTTTTAGTATTTCTATTGATAGCTTCTTGACCTACGAGCTTATGTACCCAATACCAAGCGTCTTGATGTTCTTTGGTATTATGAATTTGGTGTGCGTCTGTAGGTCCAGGTTGACCTTGTGGGCCGTCTGGATGTCTTAGAATGAAATGCATAAGAGATTTTTTATCATTACCGTAGTAAGCAAAGATTGGCTCTGCATCATTGAACGGAAACTTCGGTTCCTGTTTTTGTTCTTGTTTTTTCTCCGGTTGCTTCTCATCATCAGCACGAGCTACAACCTTGGTTTTTTCTTCTTCCATAATATTATTCTCTCTCTCCCAAGATGTTGTCTGGGGTGGTGGTCTGTTAATATTTAAACGGTCTTTTGATTTTTCTTCTCTGGCATCTATTGTTCTATTAGCTTGCTCTGCTTCAGTTGAAGCATGCTCAGTTACTGATGCGTCATCAAAATCTCCATTCTCTTTATGCTCTTGTGGTGTCATTTTACTGGCTCCAGTAATATATTTATCATCAATATTTCCATTCTCTTTATGCTCTTGTGGTGTCATTTTTACGTTGGGCTTTATGATTTCGGACAAAGCTGGGTATAATGGATTAACAGTATTATTTTTCCAATCCATAAAAAAATAGGTATTTCTAAGTTCTTCAACAGCATAATAATCAAACAATTTTCCTTGCTCTTTATTATTCATATTATAAAGTCCTCTTATTGTTAAGCGGTCCTAACCCATAAACTCACTGTGCTTATCACTTCAGTTTCATCATCTATGTTAGTACCGACGTATGCTTTGTTATAATCTTTGTTCCAAACTTTAGACCATACCTTATTATATATCTTTGTATAAACAGCCGTATATGCCTTAGTGTATGATCCACCATATAGTTTGATATAATCTTTAGCCCAGTCACCACTATACTCTTTAATATAATTTGCTTCCCAAATCTTACTATATGTTTTAGAATAATCTTTTGTATAATTCTTATTGTATTGTCCCACATATACCTTGTTGTAGTCAACACTAAAGTTCACTTCTCCTACATATATTTTAGACCATATCTTTGTATATGTCTTGTCATAATTTTTAGTATAGTTACGATCAAAGGTTCCTGTGTATACAGCAGTGTAATCTTTTGAATAATCTTTTGTATAGTTTGCTTCGTAGTCTGTACTATATGTCTTTGTGTAGTCTCTATCATATGTTCTTTCATAAGATGCTTGCCATACTTTTGTATAAGCTCTATCACCTGTATATGTTCCAGTGTATGCTTTTGTATAATCTCTATCGTATGATTTTTCATATTCTTTAATGTATGATGTTGCACTAGTGTAGCCACCCTCATAAACTTTAGTCCATCCTGTTGTATACTCAGTAGTGTAAGCTCCAACAAATGTTGCAAGTGCCCAATTTGTACCTACAAATTCTGTATCACCTGACCACAGTTTTGTATATCTTACAGGACCAGAATATGAACCTGTCCATACTTTAGTGTAGGATTTTGAATATGTTTTAGTATAGTCGGCAGTATAAGTTTTTTGATATTCTACAAGATAGTCTTTTGTCCATGTTGAGATAAACTCTTTATTATAATCACCCAACCATTCTTTAGTCCAAAGTTTTGTATAAGAAGCCTCATAGTCTTTTGTCCATTGCTTAGTAAACTCTTGTTGCCATAAACCTTCGTAGTGAGCTACATATGCTTTAGTCCACACTCTTCCATAATTAACTGAATAGTCTGTATCAAATGTACCAGTGTAGACAGTTACATAATCTTTATCCCAATTCTTAGTATAGAATTTTTCCCATTCTCTAAACCAGTCAGTATGCCAATCCTTATCATAATTTTTTTCCCATAGAGTTGAGTATACAGTTGTATATGTTTTTACATAATCTTTATCATAGTTAGTTACCCACTCATGAGTCCAATTAGCATGCCAAATTTTAACATAATCTTTTAACCATAACTTCGTATAGATTGTTGTATAATCTTTTTCATATTCACCCACCCATACTTTAGCATACACAGCATCATAATCTTTATTCCAAACTTTAGTATAGGTCTTAACATAATTTTTTATATAATCTTTATTCCATATCTTAGTATATGTCTTAACATAGTTTTTAAGATAATCTGTAGAATAATCTTTAGTCCAGATCTTAGTATAGTTGGCATCAAACGATCCTTCGTACGCATCAGCATAAGCTTTATTATATAATTTCTGGTAATTCTTTTCCCATATTTTAGTATACACACCAGTGTATGTTTTAACATAATCTTTATTGTAGTCTGTTGTATATGTCTTTACATAATTTTTAAGATAATCTTTGTTGTAATCTTTAACCCAGATCTTTGTATACTCACCTACCCAAACCTTTGCATAATCTTTATTATAGTCTTTAGTCCAGATCTTAGTATAAATTTTAGTCCATACTTTTTCATAATTTTTAGTCCAATCAACATGGTAGTCTTTAGACCATATCTTTGTATAATCTTTACCCCATACTTTAGTATAAATTTTAGTATAGTTAGTCTCATCTGATCCTGACTCATAGCCACCATAGTATGTTGGACCTACCCAAATCTTAGTGTATTCTTTATCCCATACTTTAGCATAAATCTTTGTATAATCTTTAGTCCAAGATAATTGATATGCTTTAACATAGTTTTTAAGATAGTCTTTTGAATAATCCTTTTGCCATACTTTAGTATAGTTAGCATCAAAGCTACCTTCATAGGCTTTAACATAAGTCTTGGACCAAATTTTGGTATAGACTGCATCATAATCTTTAACGTAATCTTTATTGTACACACCTACATAAGAACCAACCCATACCTTAGCATAAATTTTAGTATAGTTAGTTTCATCATCTCCAGACTCATAGCCACCATAGTAAGTTGGGCCTACCCATATCTTAGTATAGTTAGCATCAAATGAACCATCAAAAGATCCCTCATATGATTTAACATAATTTTTAGACCAAAGTTTTGTATAAATTTTAGTGTAGTCTTTTACATAATCTTTTTCATATACACCCACCCATACTTTAGCATAAATCTTTGTATAGTCTTTAGTCCAAATTTTAGTATAAGTTTTAACATAATCTTTATGCCAATGTTGAGCCCATGTGTTAACATAAATTTTAAGATAATCTTTATCGTAGGTTGTAGTGTAATCTTTGGAATATGTTTTAACATATGTTGCATCAAAGGATCCTTCATATACAGCATCATAATCTTTACTGTATGTCTTTACGTAATTTTTAACATAATCTTTATTCCATACCTTAGTATAGGTTTTAACATATGCTGTATCAAATGTACCTTCATAAGTTGTTGTATATGTTTTCACATAATCTTTAACATAACCTTTAACCCAACCTTTAGTATATTCCCCTAGCCAGACTTTAGCATATATTTTAGTATAGTCTTTTGACCAGATCTTAGTATAGGCTTTAACATAATCTTTATCATATGTTGTTGTATAGGCCTTGACATAATTTTTAAGATAGTCTTTATTATAATCTGTTGTATAAGTCTTAACCCATATCTTAGTATAGTTAGCATCAAATGATCCCTCATATGCTTTAGTCCATACTTTTGTGTATAGCTTTTCATATGCTTTTACATAATTTGCAGTCCACGAGTCTTGATATGCTGCCTCATAATCTTTAAGATAATTTTTAGACCATAACTTTGTATAGATTTTTACATAATCTTTTTCCCAGATCTTTGTATACTCTCCTACCCATACCTTATTATAAATTTTAGTATAGTCAGCACCATAACTCTTTACATAATTTTTTTCCCAGATCTTAGTATACTCTGCATCATAACTCTTTACATAGTTTTTAAGATAGTCTTTTGAATAAGCTTTTTGCCATGCTTTAGTATAGTCTGTGGAGTAATCTTTGACCCATACCTTAGTATAGTTAGCATCAAACGAACCTTCATATACATCTACATAATCTTTATTGTATAGCTTATTCCAAATCTTAGTATACTCTCCAACCCAAACCTTTGCATATATTTTAGTATAGTCTTTAGTCCAGATCTTTGTATAAGTCTTAACATAATCTTTAAGATAATCTTTAGTCCAAACTTTTGTATACTCACCTACCCATACTTTTGCATAAATTTTAGTATAATCTTTTTGCCAAATTTTAGTATACTCTCCTACCCAAACTTTAGAGTATATCTTTGTATAATCTTTAGTCCATACCTTAGCCCAAACTTTAGTATACTCACCTAGCCAGACTTTAGCATAGATTTTAGTATAGTTAGTCTCATCTGATCCAGACTCATAGCCACCATAGTAAGTTGGTCCAACCCAGATCTTAGTATAGTTAGCATCAAATGATCCCTCATATATTTTAGTATAGTCTTTACCATAATCTTTAGCCCACACTTTAGTATAGTTAGCATCAAACGATCCTTCGTATACAGCATCATAAGCTTTAGCCCATACTTTAGTATAGTTAGCATCAAACGATCCTTCGTATACTTTATCATAGGCCTTACTATATGTTTTAACATAATTTTTGAGATAGTCTGTACTGTAATCTTTAGCCCATACCTTTGTATAGTTAGCATCAAACGATCCCTCATACACAGCATCATAGGCTTTAACATAACCTTTGACCCAACCTTTAGTATATTCCCCTAGCCAAACTTTAGCATAGATTTTAGTATAGTCTTTTGACCAGATCTTAGTATACACTTTATCATAATCTTTCAACCATAACTTTGTATAAGTCTTTACATAATCCTTGTCCCATAGTTTGGTATAGATAGTGGTGTATGTTTTGACATAATCTTTATCCCAAAGTTTAGACCATACTTTTGTATACGCAGCATCAAAAGATCCTTCATATATTTTTGTATAAGTCTTAACCCAATTTTTAGTATAGTCAGCTGAATAATCTTTAACATAATCTTTAGTCCACAATCTATGCCACTCTTTAGCATACTCAGCTTCCCAGGCTTTTACATATGTTTTAACATAATTCTTTTCCCATATCTTAGTATAGTCGCCTTCATAATGTTTTAAGTATCTGGCAGAAAATGATTGTTGGTATGCTTTCTCATATGTTGTTTCATAATCTTTGGAATATGTTTTGAGGTAATTTTTTCTATATCTTTTAACATAATCTTTTTGCCAGATCTTTGTATAGGTTTTAAGATAGTCTTTACTATAATCAGCATCATAAGATTTAACATAATTTTTTAGATAGTCAGTAGTATATGTCTTAGTCCATATCTTAGTATAGTCTGCATCAAACGATCCCTCATATACATCTACGTAATTTTTATTGTATAGCTTTTGATAATTTTTAAGGTAATCTGTTTCCCATAACTTAGTCCAAACTTTAGTATATGTCTTAACATAATTTTTTATATAATCTTTATTCCATACTTTAGTATAAACCCCTACATAATTTTTAGTCCAGATCTTAGTATAGTTAGCATCAAATGACCCCTCATATACATCAACATAATCTTTGTTGTATAACTTATTCCAGATCTTTGTATACTCACCTACCCATACTTTAGCATAAATCTTTGTATAATCTTTAGTCCAGATCTTTGTATAAATTTTAGTGTAGTCTTTTAGATAATCTTTTTCATATAATTTAGTATACTCACCTACCCAAACCTTTGCATATACTTTGTCATAGGCCTTAGTCCATACTTTAGTATATTCCCCTACCCATACTTTAGCATATATTTTAGTCCAGGCACCAACATAAATTTTAGTGTAGTTAGTCTCATCTGATCCAGACTCATAGCCACCATAGTAAGTTGGACCTACCCAAATCTTAGTGTATTCTTTATCCCATACTTTAGTATAATTAGCATCAAAAGAACCTTCATATATCTTAGTGTAATCTTTATTCCAGATCTTTGTATAGTTAGCATCAAACGAACCTTCGTATACTTTATCATATGCTTTAGTATATGTCTTAGTCCAGATCTTAGTATACACTGCATCATAATCTTTTTGCCATACCTTAGTATAGTTAGCATCAAACGAACCTTCGTATGCAGCATCATAAGCTTTTACATAACCTTTAACCCAACCTTTAGTATACTCACCCAACCATACCTTTGCATAAATTTTAGTATAGCCAGTTGTGAATGTACCCTCATAAGTTGTAGTATATGTTTTAACATAATTTTTTATATAGTCTTTATTGTAGTCAGTACTATAATCAGCTGACCAAACTTTAGTGTATGCTTTTACATAGTCCTTTGTATATCCTTTAACCCAACCTTTAGTATATAACCCTAACCATACTTTTGAATATATCTTAGTATAATCTTTTTCCCAGATCTTAGTATAGGCTTTAACATAATCCTTATCCCATAACTTAGTATAAATTTTTGTATAGGCTTTAACATAATCTGTTTCATAATTTTTTACATAGTTTTTAAACCAATTATTTTGATACTTCTTAACATAATCTTTTGTCCATATCTTAGTATAGAGCTTATGCCATTCTTGAGCATAAGATGTTTCCCAAACTTTTTGGTATTGTGTAATATATGACTTGACCCAATTCTTTGTATAGTTACCTGTATAGGTTTTAGTCCACAATTTTGTATATAATTTAACGTAGCCTTTTTCCCATTGGTTTTCATATGCACCACCAGCAAAATGTCCTTCATATATCTTGCTATATTCTTTTGTCCAGTTATGTGTATATTCAACAGAGTAATCTTTTGAATATGATCCAACAAATGTGTGAATGTAATTACCAATATAATCTTTAGACCATGCTTTACCATAACCTTTTAAATAATCAACTGAGTATGTCTTAGACCAATTCTTTGCATAGTTAACATCAAAGGTACCTTCATATGCAACGTCTCCTGCATAATGCTGTTCATAATTAACAACGCTAGTGTATGCACCTGTATATACTTTTGCTCCTGTATACGTACCTTCATATATTCTATCGTAGTTAGTTAAATAACTTTTAGCTGATGAACCTCCATACACTGTGTCCCCAACATATGTTTTTTCATATAACTTTGTCCATGCATGAGTGTATATTTTTTCCCAATTGTGATCAAATGTTTCTGAAGCTACATAGTTTTTTGACCATAACTTTATATACTCTTTTAAGTAAGCAGATGTATATGCTTTTGTATAATTCTTTGTCCATTGTTTAACATATATCTTATCATAAAGTTTAGTCCAAATTTTTGTATAGTCACCAGTAAAGGTTTTAGTATAAATTTTTTCATAAGCCTTGTTGTAATCTTTAACATAATCTTTTGTATAATTTACTTCACCCACCCACAACTTAGTATATGTTTTAGTATACTCTCCATCATATGTTTTTGTATATGTTTTAGTATATGTCTTACTATAGTCTGTAGCATAACCACCTACGTAAACTTTTTCATATGAGTTACCATATAGTTTTGTATAAGTCTTAGAATATTCACCAGCATACTCTTTAACATATACAGAGGTATAAGTTTTTGTATAGTCAGCTGAATAGTCTGCACCATAAGATTTAGTATAAGCTTTTGTATATGTTTTACCAGAACCTAATATATGTCTTCTATCTGTAAAAGCAACTCCCTGTCTTAACCATGTTCCTGATGCTGGAGCATTCTCCTGTAATACATACTTACCAATACCAGTAGTCATCATTTGATTTCTAAACCTACTAATAAATGCTGCTAGATTAGTATTAGACATTTCATTAAGTGAACCACTACTACTACCAAGTTTAAGAGGATATAGTGCTGTTGTGCTGGCACCAGTTGTTCTTCTCCAAATTTGTGTTGTTGTATTAGAAGCTGTACCATTACCTGTTACTGTATCTGATAAAGTAAGTATAGAAGTGTATTGACTATTTGGTTGAGAAGGATTCATAACATAAGACCCAACACCATTAGAAACTAAATTAGTTAATGCTCTGTTTATTATTGAAGCATTTAATGTTGTGTCTGTTTGTTCTTGAATTGGATATGTACTTGAAACGTACTCTAATGGTCTGACCATTCCAGACTCATCATTGTTGCTATTACCTTGCCATTGGCGTACTGTTGTTGTACTGACAGTTGATGTAGCACCACCTGGTGTTGTTTGACCTACACCTTCTGTTCTTCTAGTATCAACAAAAGAACCTATAGATGTATAATCACCTGAGGTAGAAATAATTCCAGGACCAGTATTAGCCACAAACTCAGTAAGAATTTGATGGACAGTATGATCCATATTTTCATTGGTCATAGTTTGAAGACCGTTGAATGTACTACCTGAATATTTTATCTTTAGTGGGTTGGCCATAGGTTCACCTTTACCTACTTATTTATGATATATTAATTATGCCAATTTGAATGTTTCATCACCAGCAATGTTACCTCTATTAGATCCACCTGGTCCTGTAAAGTGAACTCTAGCTGCATCAAATCCATCAACAGCTTTACCTGGTATACCACCATCACCACTCATAGCCCAAATTGTTCTTGTAGAGACGCCTGTCACAGTTTTATCCATATTAGCACCATAACCTATACCACCTAGCACACCACCTGTACCTCCTGATACTCTTGAGTTATGTGTTGTAGATATATCTGGTTTAGCTCCTGTACCACCTACTAATAACTGGCCTGCTGTTGAGGCTGCTGTTACAGCACTTGCTGTTGCACCTGCTGCACCACCTGGGAAGCCAGCACCACCACCGCCACCAGAACCTGATTGGTTAGTAAACTCAGATGATTTGTCACCAGTTAACGGATCACTATACATTGTCAAGCCACCAGCACCACCTCCGCCAGCTCCACCACCTATAGTACCATAATTTTCTACAAATAATTTAACATGAGCATCAGTCTTAATAGCTGAACCACCATTTGCTCCATCAGCACCTGCTGTATTATCTGCAGCTGCTCCACCAGCTCCACCAGCACCTACAATGTAACCATTGTTATATGTAACAATTCTTACTAAGTGTTGGAATGATTGAGCACTACCACCGTCTGTTTGATTAATTGATATAGATGCAAATCCAGTTAGATCAATAGCAGGTCTTGCTGCATTGTTAGATCCCATTACAAAATAATTATCAAATTGATTTTGTTGACCAACGTGGATAGTAGTCATTGTTGGATAAGTTCCACTGTCTCTACCTTTATGATCTAAGAATTCTTTTAGGTTGAATTCATTTACAAAGTAAGATGTCTTAGCACCTTCGTGTCCTGTAATAGTTGCTGAACCTTTAGATGAGAACTCTCCTAACGTATCTGGAGTAGCAGTTGTATCATTTTCACCTCTTAAATAATATTCACTAGCTGTATTAGCTTGAGCACTACCTACATGGGAATCAAGATATACATCTGTATGTTTATATCCTATGTTTACAAGTTTCCAATTACCACCTTCTTTACTATGGAAGTAAGGTACTTCTTTCCATACATCATCTTCTCTTACCCATAGCTTCTTAGCTTGTTCCCAGTTATCATCTTTCTTAATAAACAATTGAGGTTTAGTATTTGCTAATGCACCACTATGTGATCCAACAAAGTTTGTAGGTCCAACATAAGTTGAATGTGATGTTCTTTCACCTGTGTAAGCTATTTCAAAATATTGATCCCCTGTATATGTTGGACTATATGTTTGAAGGAAGTTAGTATCTAAATTATAAACCTTAGTATATATTTTATTGTAATTTATTAGACCATCAAATGTACCTCTGTAATTAAATATAGCTTCACCCTCATAAGTTTTTACATAATCTTTATTGTATACTGTAGTATAATCTGTGCTGTAATCTTTTGTATAAGTTTTAGTCCAGATCTTAGTATAGTTATCATCACCATCAGCATATATTTTAGTATAGTCTTTATTATAATCTTTTGACCATATCTTAGTCCACACTTTAGTGTATGCCTTTGTATAAGTTTTAAGGTAATTTGTTAATGCAAAGAACAGTAGACCGGTAGTATAATTTTTTACACTTACATATGATACTGCAGTAGCAGGATTTAAGAATGATACTTCAGCTGAGAATGTTCTTGTACCAGCAGACCCACCTTCGTAAACTTTAGTATATGTCTTCTCCCAAATTTTAGTATAGTCTTTATTATAATCTTTAGTGTATGTTTTTGTAAATGCACCAGTATATACTGCGGTGTAAGATGCATCATAACTCTTAGCCCAATCTCTTGTCCACACTTTACCATATACTTTATTATAAACAGATGTATCACTACCACTAGCAAAACCACCATAGTAAGTAGGTCCAACCCAATCTTTAGCATAATCAGCACCGTACTCAGTACCATAATCTTTTTGCCAAAGTTTGTGCCAGTTACGTGAGAAGTCTGATGCATAATCTTTATTGTAATCTTTTGAATATGTTTTAACATATATTGTTGTATAAGTTTTAACATAATCTTTTGAGAAGCCACCTGATGCATAGTTACCTGTGTAACTTAATATGCCTGTGTAAGATGCAGTGTATGCTTTTGGTGATGTGTAAGCTGTTACCCCAGAATAATACGCAATCCATACAGCCCATATTCTTTCATATGCTTTTGTATATGTTTTAGTCCAGATCTTAGTATAGTCTGTAGTGTATGTTTTAACATAATTTTTAGACCAGATCTTTGTATATGTTTTAACATAGTCTGTCTCATAATCTTTAACATAGTTTTTAAGATAGTTCTTAGTCCAGATCTTAGTATAGTTGGCATCATAAGCCTTTACATAATTTTTAAGATAAATTGTTGTATAGTCTTTAGTGTAAATTGTGGTATATGTTTTTACCCAATTTTTTGTCCACTCTGCATCATAATGTTTAGTATAAATTTTAGTATAAGTTTTAACGTAACCTTTAACCCAACCTTTAGTATATTCTCCTACCCATACTTTAGCATAAATTTTAGTATAATCAACAGCATAATCTTTTGACCATACTTTTGTATAACTTTTTACATAATCTTTATTCCATATCTTAGTATATACTGTAGTATAATCTTTAAGGTAATCTTTTTCCCAAAGCTTAGTATACTCTCCAACCCATACCTTAGACCAAATTTTAGTATAATCTTTAAGGTAATCTTTTGAATATACTTTAGTCCATATTTTTCCATAATCTTTAGCCCAATCTACATGGTAGTCTTTAGACCATACCTTAGTATATTCTTTATCCCACGCCTTAGTATAGATTTTAGTATAGTTAGTTTCATCTGATCCAGACTCATAGCCACCATAGTAAGTTGGTCCAACCCAGATCTTTGTATATGTTTTATCCCATATTTTAGTATAAATTGTGGTGTAAGTTTTAGTCCAAGATAACTGGTATGCTTTAACATAGTTTTTAAGATAGTCAGTGGAATAATCTTTTTGCCATACCTTAGTGTAGTTAGCATCAAATGAACCTTCATATGTTTTAACATAATTTTTAGACCAGATCTTAGTATAAACTGCATCATAATCTTTAACGTAATCTTTATTGTAGACACCTACATAAGAACCAACCCATACCTTAGCATAGATTTTAGTATAGTTAGTCTCATCTGATCCTGACTCATAGCCACCATAGTATGTTGGTCCAACCCAGATCTTAGTATAGTTGGCACCAAACGATCCATCAAAAGAACCTTCATATGCTTTTACATAATTTTTAGACCAGAGTTTAGTATAAATTTTAGTGTAGTCTTTTATATAATCTTTATTGTATTCACCAACCCATACTTTAGCATAAATCTTTGTATAATCTTTAGTCCAGATCTTTGTATAAGTCTTAACATAATCTTTATGCCAATGTTGGGCCCACGTCTTAGTATAAACTTTACCATAGTCTTTAGAGTAGTCTTTAGTATATGTCTTAACATATACTTTTGTATAGTCTGCATCAAATGAACCTTCATATATTTTATCGTAAGCCTTAGTATAAGTCTTAACCCATATCTTAGTATAGGCGGCATCATAAGCCTTTACATAATTTTTAAGATAGATGGCATCATAATCTTTAACCCATATCTTAGCCCATACCTTTGTATAGTTGGCATCAAAAGAGCCTTCATATACATCTACATAATCTTTAGCATATAATTTATTATAGTCTTTTGAATAATCTTTTGCAAATGAATGTACGTAATCTTTTACATAATCTTTAGACCAAATTTTAGTATAGATTTTAGTATAGTTAGTTTCATCTGATCCAGACTCATAGCCACCATAGTAAGTAGGACCTACCCATATTTTTGTATATTCTTTATCGTAATCTTTTACATAAGCCTTTGCATATGATTCAACATATATTTTAAGATAATCTTTATTCCATATCTTAGTATAGGCTTTTTGCCAGACTTTTGTATACTCTTTTATATAATCTTTATTCCATATTTTAGTATAAATTTTAGTATAATCTTTTAGATAATCTTTTACATAATCCTTAGACCAAATTTTTGTATAAGTTTTTAAATAGTCAGTACTATAATCTTTAACATAATCCTTTTCCCAGATCTTAGTATACACTGCCGTATAATTTTTTAAATAATCTTTTTCATATAATTTTAAATATCCAGCTATACTGTAGTTAGAAGCAACACCTGTATAAAGTTTATTATAAGCTACGTCTCCTGCAAAATTATGAATACCTGTGAAAGATAATGTACCTACATAAGCTTTAAAATAAATCTTACTATAGTTTACTTCACCTATATAAGTAACATCTGTACGATATGATTTAACATAATCAAGCACACCTGTATATGTCTTAACATAGTTGACAATATAATTCTGAGTTCCTGTCCATGTTGCAGCACCTGTATATGCTTTAACATAATCTACTGGGCCGTCCCATATCCTACTAAAGTCTGCACTCTGCCATATCCTTGTATACACAGTTGTATAGTCAGCACTATAATCTTTTGAATAGGTTTTAGTATAAATTGTAGACCAAACTTTTGTATAGTCAGCTTGATAATCTTTAGTATATGTTTTAACATAGTTGTCACCTAAAGCATCCACATAATCTTTATTGTAAGCCTTGTCCCACAACTTAGTATATA